GGAGAGTGTGTGTTTGGTGGCCGTCCAATCTTTCTTTCCAGACATGAAAAGCTCTCCACAAATTTTGACTGTTGGAGTCATCATAAACCCCAACAACCCAAGGACTATATTGACGATCACCAGCAAAATTTACTAAGCGTCCTCTGTAAGGAATACTAATGCTGTTTACGGTTAATGTTGGGAGAGTTGCCGACACAATTTTAAAAGTAGCATCTCTGTTTGATGTACTTATCCCAGATGGCCAAGTAGGATAAACGGTAAACCTATTGCTTCTGGTACCACCATTAAAACTATTCTTAAAATTTGAGATTGTATGTGTCATTAGCTGGTGTAGGTAAAGTTAATTACATAAGTTTCTGTAGAAACTATTGGCTTGGCAATAACTTGTATGGATAAAGTTGAGCTGTTGTCTACGTTATTTCTATTATCACATATAATCTGTGTTTTTGTTGTATCCAAGAAAGATGCATATTGGTCTAAACCAGTTTCTATAGCACTGGAAACCTGGCTTCTTGTAGTAGCATTATTGATCTGGAATATATATTGCAAACCAATTTGATTTACTAATTTATTTATTTCCGAATAAAGTGCTGCTGGACCAACTCTATCATTGGAAGTTAAAGCACCAGTTGAGGCAGTAACTCCAACTAAATCAGATCCCAAGAATGAAGGATTATTTGTAACAAAGAAATTTACTTTATTTGTTCTAAGAACAGATTTCAAAGAACTTTCCCACAATACAGTTGGTTCTACTTTTCCATTTAAAAGTGTAGATCTTTCCAGTCCTGCAACAGTAATGTAAAGTTCATTTACATTTTTTGCTCTTGTAAAGAATCCCGCAACATCAGAAACAGCGGGAATTTCATAAGTAACCTTGCTATTTGCCTTTAATGGTGAAGTATCTAGATCTGTTGATGGTCGTTTTAGTCCATAAACACTAAAGAATCTAATTCCATTAGTAGAACCTACTGATGAAAAATCTCCTAAAGTGTATCCCAATCCTGTAATACCTGCATCTGCCTGAGAAGGAAATATTCCTATTGTATATGGTTGAGAAACAATCCAATTTTTTATATCAGCAGACAAATTGGGGTCTATACCAACGTCAAATCTATTAGATGCATCAGAACTTAAATAGTCATTAAATCCATTAACCGTCCCTGCAATAACCAAGCTACCACCGTATGCCATGTAATTAATTGCATGAATAAAATTTAACCCATTTGTGGTAGGAATTAGATTACTAGAGCCATTATCAAGGAAGAATGCATAAGTACCGCCGGGGCTGGTAGCTAAAAGGCAAGATGTTATGCCACCCAAACGATTCAAGTCTTGAACTAAGTCACTTGGGTTATTGTATAAAATGTAAGTATCGGCTGTAGTTCCTTTTACACCAGCAGCACCCAAGCTTTCAGTTGTTCTAGAATAAATCAACCACCCAAAAAGACCACCGGGATCAGCTGTAACACCATCATTTGTAAATGTTGGTGCAAGATATGCTGTTCCTGCCAACATAGCACCAACAAATGGAACAGAAATATTTTCTCTGGTATATTGGTTAGAGCTAAGGAATGAGTTGAGTGAATATGCCATTTTTTACCTTTTGTCTGAAATATTTATAATTTACGCAGGATACCAAACCACACCTCCTTGAGAAAATGGCTCATTATCATCAAAATTTGTATTTTGATCTAGCATAAACAAAACATTATCATCTTCAGGTTTTTTTGCTTCCTCATAATTCATTTTTGCAGTTTCAATTAAATCTGCATAATATTCCTGACGAGACAGCCATGAAAAGAAAACCAAACACATCACAAGATCATCGTTATATCCTTCTTCTGCCCTATATGTGTTTGCTTTGGACACAAATGTAAACAATTCTTGTATAATTCTTTCATCATTTAACAAAATTTTGTCTTCTTCGACAAGTCTTTTAAGGATGGCACAACCAATTTTTTTGGTTTGTGTTGTAGTTCGTAACCCCATTTCGCTTCTATTTGAAGCAAATCCTTGTGATAAAATTTGTCCCTTTCTTCCCATCATACGAGTCATTAACACGTTTTCATAACCTAAATCATTATAAAGAATTGAGGAAACTTGACCACCAATGTCATTTGTTTCTACAAGAACATACGCATTTTCATATTTCTCTCCTACTTTTTTTAATATAGTAGGAAAGTTAAAAGGACTTATTGTATTATTTTTATAAGATGCCACAACTTTGTATGGAGAGCTTGAACCATCGACAACCAAAAATGCAGAGTAATCTGATCCCTGACCTCTGGACACATCGGCCAATATAAAATATATTTTTTCTTTATTTGGTTTTTCAAAAATTCTCAAACCTTCTTTGTCTTCTTCCAAAAATTCTTCAGGGGCAAGAACACTGAGTTTTGACGTTGAAATCAACGTATTGGAAGAACCTAAAAAACTACAACCATATTCCTGTTCGAACTGCTCAGGACTAGTATTTGCTATTTGTTCTTTTGCCCATTCTTCATTTCTTAGTTTAGGGCTTCCGGGACTTATTGGAGTTTCTTGCCAACTAACTTCAACAGGGACGAATTTATTTTTTAATTTGTGGTCTGCAGGTCGCATTGCATCAACCCAAAGCTTATGGAAGTGATTCATTCCATTTGGAGTTGAAACAATTATTAATTTTGTTGTAGTACCAGCAGAAATTGTTGGATATGTTGCAGTATAAAAATCTTCAGCAACATGGCTTGGCAAGAATGCATATTCGTCTAATAATAGTAAATTATATGAACCACCACGAATAGCCGTAGACGAAGTAGCATCACACATTGCTCTAGAACCATTTTCCAACACAAAACTTGTTTTATTCCATTCTTTTACACCTTGTTGTAAAAAATGAGGTAAATTTTCGTAAGCTAACTGAAGTTTTGTAAATAGTTCTTCTTTTGCTGTTTTTAATCTATTTGCCAAAATTGCAACATTTACGCTTTGATTAAATGTTATGTAATGACAGATATAACTTGTAACGCAGGTAGACTTACCACATTGGCGAGGCCATTTTGATATCACAAACCTATTTTTATGTAGCTCTTCTATAAACCTTTTTTGATAATCATAAAGTTTAAATGGAACAACACCCTTGTCCAAGGTTTTTACTTTAATGTATTTTTCACAAAAATAAACAGGATCTTTAGAGCATCGAATGTATTCTTCAAGCTCTTCCTTGGTGTATTGCATTTCTACACCAGGTGGTTTTAGTTTAGGGTTATTTCTGTAACCTTGGTTATTGTTGTTTAGACTCATTCACAATTTCTCCTTCCACAACATCTTTTTCTGTGCTTCTTTCTTTGTTTATTAAATTTTGGAGTTCTTTTGTAGAACCAACAAACACTGAATTGTTTGTTTGCTTTACTTCAACTTTTGAGCCAGTTGTATCCTTGGCTTTTTTGTGTACGTCCAAAACATTATTATTCAAATCAGCCATAGTTTTTAACAGTATTGCAACAACTTCAAATGCTCTTGGGCTGTCGGATTCAGTTGCAACCTTTAGAGCGCTTTCAAGTGCTACATTACCACTACCGATTAAGTCTTTTAAATTTTGTTGAACAAATGAATAGTCTTTTTGAAAATTTTGTGAATCAAATGTACCACCTGTATTGGTATTTTTTTGAATGCTATTTTCAGAATTTGGCTCTGGTACAGAAAAAAGTTTTGCAAGATTTTTATTAATATTCATATTATTCAAAAACAATTGTTCCACTTGAACCAGTAATTCCTGTTACAGAATTTGTTGGTCCAAAAATATAAGATTTAGCCAAAAAATTAAAAGAAGCAATATGTATTCTTCGGCTGTTAAAATCACCCTCATATCTGTCAGTTATATTATTTGATACCATTATTATTGGAATATTGTACGAAGGTGCATTATCCACTAATTCAAGTTTGATGATATGATCTGGTACAAAGAAAGGTAGAATTTGCTCAACAATTTGCAACATATCATCAATATGTCTTGTATACACGAATAAATTTATTGCAATATTTACAGGTTGTTCATTTGCAATTTCATTTCCTAATGATGTGCAGTTAGATGAGCCTATTGGTGTAAATCTAGTCGAAGGAACAAATCTGCTTCTTCTTCTAGAAGGATCTGGTGCTATGCTGTTTATTTGATAGCTTATTCTAGGTAATTGATTTTCAATTCTTGTCCCATCAGTAATAGAAGATGGACTCAAAAGTCTTTGAATAAATTTTTCTTGAGATGTGTATGTAATAGGCACTCTCAAGTTTGTTGGTTGAGCTGAGGGATCATTTGGTGAAGAATTGTTATGAGATACGTATATGTTGTTAAATAAAGTACCAAACCCAACAACCAATTTTCTCAAACTTTTATTGTAATAATACCCAAACATTAGCAAGTACCCCCTGGTCTATTAGAGTCAAACTCATACAAACTTGCTTCAGTTTCCAATAAATCATTCAAACCAAGTGTAGTTCCAAGAATATTGTTCTTTGGAATCATTGTCAGACCATTTGTACCAAATGTAGTGGTATACGGAGAATTCACAGCAGGAACTGGTGTAGTTATTCTTTCGTAACTGTATGTGAAAAGCTCTGCAGTTATCTGATAAGAATAAAGTTTTCCTAAAGGATATAATGGATTTTCGTGTTCAACAAAGTTAATTTCAAACAAAGATTTTGATAGAGGAAAATAAATTAAATCTCCCTCTCTGGGTCTTGTAATTGATGAATCAAAATCGGTTACCTGTTGTTTAAAACGTCTTCGCGCAATAAGTAGTGAAATTTTATCCTTGATTTCAATACCAAATTGTGTTATTACATCAGTTCCTTCAAATCCTTTATAGGATTGAATGTACATTTCTATTGTGTAGGCTTTTTCAAAATAAGAACTTGGATCTTCACCAAAAACACGGTCAATATTTAAAGCTTTTCTTGGTACATAAAGACAATCTTGACCAACTCCTTGTATTAATTCAACGGTTATATCTTCCACCAAATTTTGTTCGGAAGAGTATGATGTTAAATTTATATAAGGATTTGTTGCCATTTTTATCCAATGAGAGGATCAACAGGTAGTTCGTAATTTCTCAACAACTCATTTTCAACTTCAGTTATTTCCCGCATTGCTTCTTGCATTATTGCAGGAGCATTTATTTGGGCACCACCGGGCAAAGGAACACCAGCAAATTTCATTAAATTCTGTGCCCATTGTTTTTTGAGTAGTGCCGCAAAATGTTTCTTAAAAAGTCTGTCTTCCCATACTTTATTATATTTGTCGCTATCTATCTTTACATAAGCTTCAATCATCATGTAATTGCTGGTTTTTAAATTTCCATAGTCTGTATCCAAAAATAATCTTTCAGTAGTTTTAGTAAACGTAAATGACATTGGATAATTAAACACGTCATTTATTAATTTTACATAAGACA